ATCACCAATTAGTTTATTCAACTTCCATGTCAACTGCATGGATTTAATAATACCCGCAACTAATGTGATAACACTCCCTAGTGTGCCTATACCAGCGGCCAATATGATGAGATTCTTAACAACGTTAGGTAATTCTGCTATCTTATCTAGGAATCTAACAATAGCGTCTAATGTATCACCTAATAAACCAACAGCACGCGTCTTCTCAAAGAAAGCGTTTTTAAGTCTTCCAAATGCGGCACCAACATCCATCATCCTGTTTTCTATGAGAGTTCTGGCTTCTTTATACCGTTTCTCTATTTCTTCTGGTGCCTTATCATACTCTTTGCGGAATCGCGCCATTTCTTTAGGACTGGTCTTAGCTAGTTTTAAGAATGTGGTAAATTCACGATTCATTATTTTCAGTGCGGTAGCATACTCTGGGTTAGCAAACTTGCCCCCGCCAGTAATCATACTGGCAAATTGAGCAAGGTCTGCACCAGCACCTTCCTCAAACATTTTAACAACGGAGCCCTGCCCGCCTCTCTTGAATCCCATCATACCAGCGGCGGTATTCATCATTGACTTGGGGTTCATACCTTCTTTATAGATACGTTGGTATGTATTACGGATGGCGGTAGCAGCCTGTGACCCTCTAACGCCACCCAAAGTAGCTGCAGCAAGCGATAGGTTTAGAGTCTTCAGTGCATCTTTTTTGCCAAGTGAAGAGGATAATGCTACCACCTGTTGAATAGTATTGGTATATTCTTCCCATGAGATACGTCCCAAGTCAATCGACTTAATCATTTCGGCCATAGTACGGCCAAAATCACGTTCCTCAATATTGAACGCCTTGATAATACTCAGGAAACCCTCAGCAACTGTTTCTGGGTCGGCTTCTCCCGGCATTGTCTTAATAGACTTAGCTACAACATTCTGGAAAGTAGATAGCGCACTTGCACCACGTAACTGTGCTTGTGCGCCTAAATAACCAATACGTCCTAATTGTCTAGGATCAATACCGACGTTCTTACTGATAGCTAGTTGTTCTTTTTCAAAAGCAGCAAACTCTTTACGTGTAAGACCTGATACATGCCGCATCTTCATCATGGTAGCTTCGTATTCCGCACCATAACGAATAATAGACCGCGTAGCAAGTAACACGGGCATTGTGATAGCAACATTAAGCGCCGCCCCAATACCAACCAATGATTGCGCGTCCCGGCGCATCTTGACTGCTGCCCTCTGCATATCCTTAGAAGCACTTAACATGCCTCTCTGGAATTGCGAAGTATCCGCAATCATTACTGTTCTAATTACGCCAAGATAACTAATCATTTCTGCCCTTTCGTCTTAGCGTTACTAAACATGCTCTTCAGCAATAAAGCATTCCACTTATTTATGTCATTGCCTTTATTAACAGTCGGTTTTTTACTTTTGTCAAACTTCAATAAGAAATCGCTAAGTTTATACTTCCTCTTTCCATCTCCCCATATTGAGGCCATAAGATAGTTAGTGTGAGCCGCACGCCAATCCGCACGTTCATCCCCCCAAGGTTCCCCCGCACTATAGGCGATCCACATATACAACTCGTCTATAGATAATGAGGCGTCCAGTTCCGCAACTGTCCGCCCCATTTGTAACGCTAACTTGTATTTGAACTTCAACAGCGGATTGTTAGCGAAACTTGGCTTCCGAAGAAGCTAACTCCTTAGAAGAAAATTGGAAAGATTCCCAAAACTTCTCAAAGAATTTACGCACAAAGTCTAGTGTCAGGTTATCCTTTAGCGTCTTAATAGTCTCTTCAGTTGTGAATAATAGTTTGCCCTTTTCATCAGTAATTAAAGAAGCAATAATATCAACGGAAGCCGTAATATCCTGCTCATCTTTATTCTCTTCGAGTTTCTCACACTTCTCTCTTAGCGAATTGAACTCCGCAACCTTTAACTGTTTGACATACAATGTACAAGTATCATCAAGAACAACCTGCTTAGGTTTGTTAAGATATGCAGACAGGGAAGAAATATCACCAATCGTAGTCATGATTCACCTTTTTATAGAAACATTACGACCAAGAAGGACCGTCTTCAGTAATTTCACGACTGGAGCCAGTACCAGTAATAGTCGTATTCGTAACAGTAATCGCGCCGTCCATCTTCGCAGCGTCACCAACAACAAGTGCCTGTGGAGTAAGTGACCGCAGATACCCATTGAAAGACAAAGTGCCCCAGTTAGGGATGACAATGTTAATAGTACCATTAGTATTGATTGGGGCAGAAGCGAAAACAGACGGGTCATAATGGCACGTAAAGGAACATTCACCTACGTCCTTCAGCGTCTGCGCCATCTTCGTCTTAAACTCGGTATTACCTAGAGTGGTAATATCAATTGCATCGCCACCATCCCAAGCTGGCGGAGTAATCTCAACACCATAAACTGTCCATGAAGTAGTCCCCGCCGTAATCGTCAATGTAGTACCCGATGGTTCAAAAGCATTCTTTCCAATATCAGACATAAAACCTCCTAATTAGGTTGCATTCAACACAGCATACTTTAGCATTATTATGGTAAAACGTCAAGTACGTGTAGTCCTACGCATAACTTTTATAGGCATAGAATGTACGTACATATCAGCCCGACTATAAATCAGGAGTTTCGGCGGCGACGCCGCAAACGCCGCTTCGTATTCCGTCTTATCTTGGCTAATATAACCCTTAATTCCTTCAATACAGACCCTAATCCTGTCAAGAAGCTCATAACCTCGCCCCGGTGTGTCGCTACGAACCTGTATATCCACCATATTATTTTCAAAAGCGATTGCATCGAATCTCCTTTCGTATGTCCCATCTGTTGCATCTATGAATATGACGGCTTCTTGTTTATTAGCAGTTGTATCAAACATCCTGCCATAAAACAATAATTCGCCTACCTTGCCAATACCTTTGCTTTGGCAATAATCCATCAGTTCTTCCGCAGCACTCTTCATAATCCCCCCAATTCCATAGATTGTAATGGCGCTATACCAAATTCTGTAGGCACACCGATAGTCATGCCAGTATCTAAAACTGATGACACAAAAGCTGCCGCTTTAGCACCTTTACCCTTTACAAAGTCTAATCCTTTCCTCGTTGTTGCCATTTTTAAGGCCATTTTAATGCCTTTTGTAACGGCTTTGTACATAGTAGCTTGGCTCTCTTGTAAAGTATCCGCCATAGCCCTTTCCATGTAATGCGGGCCTTGTGGTGCGCCTTGCCGTCGCCCAAATACCGTTGCGGCGTTCATGTTGCCTTTATACGATGGGTGTATGTCCATCTCAACAAAATGGGCGTATGGTGTATTAGCACGCACCGTAGATACTATTCCCGCTGCCCCTTTGTCTTGTACTCCAACCGCTTCAATACTATTATACAGGTTGTTGGTTTCCAATCCATGCGGAACATATTTTCTGGCGACTTCCGCAACACGTCTAGCGTTTTTATTACTTGCTTGTTTTAGAGTTAATTTGATATTAGGTGGGATAGCCCTCAGCCGTGAATATGCCTTATCCCATCCTACAGAACTTACGGACATACGGATAAGACCACGATTGCCATAAGACTGTTGAAGTCCTTTGGTAAACCGATAACCTCTACCTTGAAATGTCCGATATGAATACATTATAGTTGTCCTAGATATACAAAACAAGCAGTTAGGTCGAAATTAGTCATATCAGTATTACGCAAAGTAGTAATCTTTGCTACCTTACGCACTACGCCGACATTAGGTATGACTAACGGGTCGGTTATATCATAAGTAATATCAGTAAGTAACCCATACCATAACAAATCGCCAACAGCAACGTCTCTATCTACTATTAAGTCAGATATACAGCGAAACTCTATGCCCTCTTTCGTTGCCATCTGCTCGTCAGCCTGATCCCAACGGCATTTGATTTGGACGGGTTTATCATAAAGATAGTAACCCCGCCCAGAATCGCCTAGTTTGCGCCATAATACAGCATCATGTATCCTACACTTCCGTATCAGTCTCATTTGCCTCCGGTATGGTTCCTAACCATGTTATAGAGATTTTCTTACGCAATAGAGTATTACCACTTAATAGTAAAGCCTGTTGCCCATACTTGGTATTCTCTAATCCCATACCTATCTT